ACAACCGTCTAAAGGTAATAATTCACCGTGTGTTCCTGATATGGCATTATGTGCTTTATCATATGAAGATGCGAAACTTAAACTTGATAAACAATACTACGAAAATAAAAAAATACAACCTCGTAATTATTTTAGCAAAGCGAAATATTGTAAAACAGATGAATATTTAGACAATAAACAAATGAGTTCGGGCGGCGGAGGTGGGAGTGTTCATTTCAATAAAAAAAGAACTCGTCGATATTCAAAAAAGAAAACTACAAAGGGATTTAAATCAAAAAACAGGTCTAAAAAAATTCAACGATAACTGATTATTTATTCTTTGCATCATTTAGTAAAATTGTAGAATAGTATTGTAAGTTTTATTCTACAATTTGTATTGATATCTTATTTTTTATTTTTATCATCGTCATCACGACGTAATTCTTTGTAGAGACGATAATGTATAATGGTGAAAATCAAACTATTGAAATACGCAATAGGTAACCAATGCGGAACTAACCAAAACATATTATAAAAATTATAGGATAATGAGCCTGTGAAATAAATGACCAGATTTTCCATAATAATCATATGGAAAATCAAATTCCCATAGATAAAAAACCAATACATTTTATCTTTGTCTTCCCAATATTTATAAAATATTGCAACCAAAATCATCCATACAAATAGAGAATAGGGCTTATTATATAAGAAAAAAATAAAGATGATACCTATGAGCATTATCGCAAAAGCAAGTAGTGTTTGTTTTGATTTGAAGAATGATAGTGCCCTTTCATACGTTTTTCGATTTGCCTTTATCATTCAAGAAACACTATTATATACTTTATAAATATATCTTAACCGGATTTATTTACAAAAATATAATTATAAAGTATAATAAATATAAGCAACCGTATAGAATATAGAATGTTTTTTTTAATAGCTGATTATTGCACAAAATTGGCTGTGAATATCGCACTAACAATGGGGGCAACGGTGGTATATCGTTCCGTCAGTGGTATTTATTATGGAACAAAATATATTTTGAATCGTCGCGCGTCAAATCAAATTGAAAAGGAAATGAGTGAACTCACAGAAGACCCGTGTATTATTTTAACAAAAGAAGAATATGACCGGTTATTAAACTACAATACACGTATTGATGAGATACAAAAGAAATTAGAATGTATTGATTAGATATTTATAGAATATTTCGCAAACCATCCATTAATTTCGTGCTAATATTCCATCCCAAATCTTTCAGTTTTTGATTACTAATATAATATCGCTGATCATTAAAAGGTCTATCTTCAATATATTCAATCCATTCATTGCAGTTTTCCGTATTTTGGATCATTTTTATGAGTATTTTAGCAATATCTAATACCGAATATTCCATTTCTTCATCACACCCTATATTATATATTTCACCTAATTGACCGTGTTCTAATATACACTCAAATGCTTTCGCCGTATCATATGAATGTAAAAATGCGCGAACTGTGCTTCCATCACCTTGAATAGTTACCTTTTTATTATCTTTCAATAATTTAATAAATTTCGGTATTAGTTTTTCAGGGTATTGATTCGGTCCATATACATTATTACCGCGTGTAATTATAATTGGCATTTTATAGGTATGTGAATACGATTGTGCTATCAACTCAGCACCCGCCTTTGTTGCTGCATACGGGTTGGTAGGACATAACACCGAATGTTCCGTTTTATGTTTTTCATCTACTGTATTCATCGATTCACCGTAGACCTCATCCGTCGATACATGTATAAATAATTCAATTTTACCATATAAGCGGCACGATTCTAATAAAATGTGGGTTCCTAATATATTATCCTTTGTAAATGTCAGGGAATCATCGAATGAATTTTGAACATGGGATTGAGCAGCAAAATGAATAACGTGTGTTATATTGTATTCTCGTAAGATGTGGTTTATCAAATCGGTACCACATATATTACCTTTGATAAAAACATAATGTTCATTCGTGCGTATCGATTCATCTACATTTGTTTCATTCGCACAATAATACATCGCATCCAAATTAATGAGTTTGTTCAATTTCCCCTTTGGAAAATAGTAATTTATAAAATTACTACCAATAAAACCACATCCACCCGTAATTAATAGATTGACATTTTTTGATGATTTCATTTTATCTATATATTGTATCAAACAGTCCCTAACGGATTCCCTTATATTTTTTATATTAGGGTATAGTCCTGTCAATCTCTTTGTATCCAAAAAATTATTAGATCTATCGGCTGCCAGTATTTTCCGTTGTTCCTCTTGTGTGAAATTTTTCCACGTAAAAAACGGATTCACCAGTTCTTTATACATTTCTAATATCTCGTTATGTGATATTAACCCCGGATTTGTTAAATTCATCGTTCCGGTTATTTTGTTTTTCATCATATCCACAACATACGGCAATAATTCAGGTAGTACAGTCATTGAATTTGGAACTGAACATACCTTATCATAATTGACTATTTTTGTAATAAAATTACGTCCATTTTCCTCTCCGGTAATAGGCATTCGAATTCGTAAATTTAACACATTGTTCTCATACATTTTCATAATTTTATCCGTGAAACCTTTGACAATCGAATACGATGAACCGAAGAAATTGGGTTTAGAATCTTCTGTGAATCCATTACATTCCTGACCAAATGGATGTTCGTCGTCGTATTTGAAAATACAACCTGTTCCTAAATAGGTATAATGAATATTTTTGCGACAACATATTTCGGCTAAAACAAGTGGCGAAAATAAATTATCACGCACATTTTCATACAATTTACCGTCTTGCTCTAGATAATCAATTGTAGTATATGTTTTCTCGCCAATTTTTCCGTGTGTTCTTCCAATAAAACTAACGACGTGTGTTGGTTGTTGCTGTTCTATTTCTTTTTCTATATCAGCTACATTATCGACTCGCGCGGTTCCTTCAATAAATGCTATAGATTTTTCAACCAGAATCTGTGTAAATTGCTTACCAATCCACCCGTTATGTCCGTACACTAAAATATTCATATTCATATTCATATAAATTATACATAAATAGTACTAAATTATTTATATATAGTTTCAATTCAGGGATTATATAAATTAAGTTTGTAGATGTTTATTATGAAACCTACAACAGTATTGAAAAGTCATCGCATTCTCATTTTAATAGTTTCCTTATTATATATGGTGTATTCATCAGCTGCAATAGACGTGTGTAAATAAACCATATATTTGACCAACGACATTCACATATTGTGTTCATAATGATACTAAATTATTTATATAGTTTATTTTTAATAATTATCTGTTGTGTTAGCATCTATTTTTTTTACAAGTTTCAATCTTACTTAATTCTTGCTAGTTTAGATGTGTGATATGGGTCTTCAATTTTCTAATTTAATACGACTAAATATCATATCATTTTGCGATTCAATGTCAATCTTACTTCACCCTTACAGCGTTTTGACACGGTGTTGCTGAAGCATAGAATTCCTAAAATCACACAATTTGATTTTTACATGTGCTAAAGCACCAACAAATATGTCTGACGTTGTAAGGGTTAATTTGATATCTATAGTATTATCATCATTAAAAAGTATGTCATGTGCTTTTAGAATTGATAGTAGCCATCTTTCTACCACAAAACAATCAATGAGGCTTCTTATGATATTTTCCACCATGTCGAGGATAAATTTCTAATTTTCCCCCTCTTTGTCTTTAGGGTTATAATAAAATAGATGTGTGCGTATGTCATCTTTGAACGATGCTGTAAGTGCAGAACCCTGCCCAAATTCTTGCCACGTTTAGAATATAATAGTATACGTAAAAAATTTTCAAAAAGATCCTATTATTTTATATAGGACTGCGACAAATAGGGCAGGTACTATTCGTCTGTGTCCAACCATGTAAACATTCGCGATGAAACGAATGAATGCACGGTGTTTCTACCCATTCTTGTGTATTTTTATCCATGCAAATACAGCACTCTTTTTGCTCATCGATACAAACATTTATTGGTGGTTGATGTGAATGATTAACATAAGACATTGAAAAAACACGAGATGATACATCTATCGAACATATAACTATACATGCACAGCATAACATGAATAGAATAATAATGGTATATATATTTAGAAATAAACAACTGAAACGATACATGATTAACTTTTCATTTTCGAATGGATTGATGCCGATTGACCACGATTTGACAAAAAAAACAATATGTGTTACATTTTCGAAACATTCTAAACTAAATGTTAATCGGGGTATTTTTCGATTTTGTTTCCATTCCATAAATATTGGAAATGTCGCAAATCTTCTTCCATAAATTTTAAAATATCCATATTCATATTGAATATTATTACATATACACATGAATATTGATAGTATTGTCATGGTATAATAAACAATATTTCTTTTTTCAATATGTTCAAAACATAAACATAAGCTAATTAAATGAAAAGCAAAAAAGAATATTTTTGTGGAAAGCACACATATTTTACAAGATCGTTTTTCATCATAAATAAACCCTTCTTCTTGTTCCATACTATCTGCGCTTTCTTTGGCATATTCTTTATTGATGAAATATGTTTATATTTCAAAGAAATTATAATTCAAACATGATGAACGATGGAATTTAACTACTTCTGCTTTTGCTTCTTTTGCTTTTGCTTCTTTTGCTTTTGCTTCTACTATTTTTTCTACTTTTGTTTTTGTTCATTTTTTGAATATATCTTTCTCGTTTTTGCAACTCTTTCCGCCACACACTATCTACTTTTTCTCTCCATCGTTCTATATCTTCAATTGAACAAATCTTATTTTGTGGAAGAATTTTTAAATTATTACCAAAAACACTCATCATTTTATACTGATCTTGCGGACCTCGTATCAACGACTCGCTATTTGTAGGAATAACACAACCATCAAACTCGATAGTAAAACCAGTTCCATTTGTTCCGCTTTTTATAACTGCAGACCATCCCGAATTGTGAATAACTCTATCTCCTATTTTATAGTTCATTCGTATATAATATATAAATTAAAAATTTGAATATACCTAAATTGTTAATAATACATAGCAACCCAACAACGAAATGTCTCTTTCATCCAACTACGTAGAACAAGGAACTTATAAAATAATTCCAAAATCAAGTGGGCCTCTGGAAACATCGGGTCTAGCAACCTGTTCGGCAATTAGTTTCACAATCAATGATAGTAGTGTATTCATGTCACATATTGACGCACTAACGAATATTGAAATGATTGCTTCAAAACTGAATTCTTCCTATCAACCGATACAATTCACGAATGTGAAGATATGGTATGGTGATGGATTTGGTAGCACTACATCACATCATACACAGAAAAAAATTGCGCAATTTGCTTCATTGATAGGGTTACAAATTAAACCACCCAAAGAACACCCCAATGATATTATTTCACTGAATAATGAAGATATTATTCAGTGTCGCAAATGTATGGCGAAATCTGGAACATTGAAAATCATTGAACATCGATACCAGTGTCCATATTCACACACAATACAGATTCATCATCCAGGATTTATGGAAACCGTCTATTCATCAGGGGTGTATATGGGATTATAGGAAGCTTGCCACATATCAATATCATGTAAAAAATTAATATTCATATTGACAATGGGTCGTTTTTCTTTTAATAATGCAATCGCAGCATCTTTCGTGTAGCCATAAATATGCATTAATATGATACATACAACACTTGCGGAACGACTTGAACCCATATAACAATGAACCATTAAGGGCTCTAATTCACACGGACTTTTATTACTATTTTTTCCGTAATATTGGTCAATAAACGCAAGAATAGCGGGTATCCATTGGGAAATGTGATGATGGTTGTCATCTTGGATTGGGATATTTAAATATTCAATGGAGCCTTTATTGTCTTTAATGTCAAAATAATTAGGAATATCCATGCTTACATTTATAATGCGCACAATTCCCAAACTATTAACAGTAGAATAATTCGATGCATTAAATGCATTGCCTAAAAAAAGCCCACGCACGATTTCAGTGGGTTCAATATATAAATTATGAACGTGATTCCATAATCGTTTTTTTAAGGGTAAAATTTCCATACGTATTGCAGGTTGTGGTGGTATCGTTCGATACCAATAATTCATAACTGCCATTGCTGTTTTTAATGGCAAAATACGTAAATAACTTATTGCGTAATAGATAGTGTTCATATATATTATATATTATAATTGTCGGGTGTTTTTTATATATCGTAAATAATAATCTTTTTTATAAATATAATTAGATATCGTATGAGAAGTCGGTCAAACCGCATGAATCGATCAAGTAGATTAAGCCGTTCTAGCCATTCTAGCTATTCTAGCAATCTTAGTCGGTCAAATCGAACAAATAATACTTCTAGATCGTCTAGAACGTCTAGATCTTCCAGAACCATCAGTAGGTTAAATAATATTCAGCAACTTGGTGGTAATGATATACAATCACAAACAGGAGGTAAAGCTGTAACATTAAAAACAGCAGTAGAACTTCTTCGCAAATATTACCAAAATAAATACACTGGCGCTGGGAAGTAAATGAAATGGTTCATAAATTCAAATCTTATAAATATTATGATGTATTCAAAACGACATAAGCATTATGGTGGTGATAAATCATTGATTAATAATGAAGAAGAAAAATTATTAATCCACGATTTATTATGTAAAATACAAACGACAAATCTGGGAAATGACCGTCTAGTATTAGAAGAACAATTAAAAATGATAGTTAGATCTATAGTTGAACGAGTTGAACGAGCTGAACAACAAATGAATTAGAATCTATACGTGGTGAGGATAAAACTATATATCGATGGTAATAGTACGGAAAATAGTGTAACAGATGTTGATAATCAAGCAATAGTAATATTATACACAATGAATACCAATTATAATTCATCATTTACATATCAAAAAGCGATTTAGATGAATCACGTATTTAGTTACGAAAGAATTGTGCAGGTGCGTTAATTTGGTATTTGGGTTGTTCTAGTGATAACCGGTGAATCCACTGATTAAGAATATTTTTAATCTGTGTTGTGTCTTGCTCCGGATTTGACATATCTACCGATGAAAACATATGAAATTCAAAACCATCATTAAATTTAACATTATACTCAAGCAACATATTCTCTACAATATCAAGCGTTGTGTCATTAAATGATATTGTTCCCGTGTGTGATAACGTACATCGGTTATCACTTCCGTGTTCGCATTTATAATGATAATTCGGTCCATTGTAGCATAGCACACCATAACCGTGTGCAGTACAATACATGAACGCAACGGTGTGAATAGGAATCATTTATTTATATATTTGAATAAATATAAGTAAATGATTCATCAATTTTTTATTATATAAAGACTGCGTCCAATTCAGGTAAGCTTCCTTCATCATACTCTGTAGTATAATTTACACGGGTTATTGTCAGATATCTATCTTCTTTTTGTGCAAAAGGTATAATTAGTTCTGGAATACGTAATGTATATGATATATATACAAAATGGTCGTTTATTTTATGAATAATAATATTTAAAAATAATCCAGTATAACTACTAATGTAATAACAAATAGTAATCGATGGCACAGTTAATAACATGTAGTGCATTGTTTGAATAAATCGAAATTTATGATCTTTATACTGAATACTCTTCATCATTTTGTTGACGTGCATACAATCATTCGAATATATTTTTAACTTTTCGTTTGAAAATGGAACTTGTACCCCCGGGTTTATTTTTTTTAAATGGATATATTTCAATAAATAATGACATACGCAATCGGATAATCGGCGAATAGGTGATGTAAAATGAGTATATTCTGCAGCACCTACTAAATCGTGTGATTCAACAGTTGATATATATTCCGCTTTTATACCATTGACGATAATTTCATTTAACAATTCTTTGCCCGATATTTCTGCGTGAATTGTATTCAACCAATCCCGTGCAGAACAAATACGATATATTCCAACTCCATCAAAATTGATGTTTAAATAATATCCAATAAATGAATTTGCGAATATAGCAAACTCGGCTATCATTTGCTTCATTTGAATTTCCGGTCCAGCATCTCTATACAAATACATCGTTTCCGTATTTGTATTGTATCTGGGAAAAGAATATGATACTTCATTTAACACTGTCCCTTTTGTTTTTCCACTTCGACGTGCTATCAGTGAATGACTTATTTTTAGACACGTGGTTATTGTAGGATTCGTATCGATAAGTTCACCCGCTCTTTTATAGGATAGCGCATTTTCCTTTTTAACACGTATCGTCGTAAATAATAACTGAATTACACCGATGGGTTCATATGTAGTTTGATGAATCTCGGTTAAAATCGTGATTGCGAATTTGATGCAACCGTATTGATTCACAATTAGACTCGACTTTTCCATAATTTGATGAGGCATCATATGAATAGGTGGTTTAGATGAGGGATATCGGGTAACGACTCTCTTTTCTATATCATTCCATACTGCTGAATCTATATTTATATATTCGGTTGGATCGGCGATATGAATCGCGAGATACAATTTTGAATCTTCAATATATATACTAAACGCATCATCTGCATCTTGACAACCGTCGGGATCAATGCTATATGTTTCGTACATTGTCATATCTACACGCTCATCATTTATACAATACATATGTGGGAGGATATTTGATGATAATAATGCTTCGTCTGCTGCGAAATCGCGTTTTATACCATATAATGGTTCTATTAATGTTTCATACATATATAACTCTTTCTTTCAGCAATACTTAAACAATAATTTATTTAATTGCCATAAATATATTTATATAAAAAATTGATATAATTTTGTCATATTTGTATTGAAATTAATAAGCTTCGATGGCAGAATTATCAAAACAAATATCTACACAAATTAATGAAAGAATACGATATGGACTAACCGAAAGAATTCGTATAGATATTTGTTGTGATAACAAACAACACATTTGGTTATGTATTAGTAAAAATAATAATATCGAAACAATTATTGAACTGTGCAATCCGTTTATAGAATTTATAACTAATATTAAAAAAGAGTTTGATTTAAATTGTTCTCTTGAAGTTGTTTATGATGATAATAGCATTAAAACAATATTGGTTATGAATGATAACAACCATATTACTGTCGAAAATTTGTTAGAAGGCTATACATTTATAAAAAAAATATATGAATTACAAATTAAATATTGTTCAGAAACTTATTTTTATATGGCATGTAATAGATTTGTTATTGAGAATATAGATACAGAATATATAGATTTATTAGATTTTATTCCAAATCACCAAAAAAAAACAATAGTAAATGGTTATATAACAAATATTAATAATTATAATTCTAAATTCATGCAAAGTAAAAATATACACTTTTCTCCAAGTACAATTATTGTTAAAATAAAAAATTGCCCTAATTTAAAAACTATAAATAATATTATAATTTTTAAAAAAAATAGTAGGCTTAAAATAAAAAATTGTCCAAAATTAGAATGTATTGAATCTTATAATCATTTTTCTAAAATTTGCATAGATTCTAAACGAACTAAATATACGTCAAGTGATAAACCCTAATAGAATTTTAACAAATTTATACTTTTTCGATATATAATTTCTATAAATTAAACTATTTTACAAAAAACTTTTAGATAAAGTTTAGACAAAAGTCAACAGATTACGTCAACAGTTTTGTCGCAACTTTTTCAAAAGTTGACTATTTACAATTTTTTCAACAATTTGGTCGGTTGTATCATCACCATTGATGGTCAAAACAGGGTGCTTAATGTCAGGGTCATTTAACCATGCATCGTGTTTTTTATCAAGCGCGTTCAAATATTCGATAGGAATACCCAATTCTTCGGTACGATTGCGCAATTGAATCCTTTCCAAACATATTTCTGGAATCGTTTTCAAATAAATGAACCGAATGTCATTTTTCGTTTCAAAATTTTTCATATAGTGTGAATACCAAAAGTTGTATATCTTCCATTCACTTTCGGTCATATCGCCATTTTCATAGCACAAGGCACCAAAACATTTCGCATCAACATAGGGGCTTCGTTCACATATATAAATTACCCCTGCCTCCAAATTTTCAAGCAACATCATTTTTGTGATATACGCCATTGATTGAAATGTATATGCCCATCGTTTTTTATCACTATAAAATTCTTTGAGTAAACCTACATCCGTCCATATATCTACTGGTTCACACAATATAACACACTTACGCCCGTGTAATAGACCATTTGTTCTTTTTAAATACTCTGTTAGTTCCGCACAAGTTGTGCTCTTTCCACCAGAAATATTGCCTTCAAGAAAAACAAGGATGGGTTTGTCGTCGGTCATAATATAGATAATTGATATATTTATCATCACATTTTTATATCAATATTTATATCAATTTTTTGTATCAGTCGTATCAGTCGTATCAGTCGTATCATTTATTTTAGATAAACTAACATTATGAAACCATTGATATGTACCTTCATTGGATGTTTCCATAAAATCACGGTATTTTTTATCATTATATAAAAAAATTCCTGAATTCGTTGTAATATGGTATAACACATTTTGATGCGGGCCATTATATGGTTTGGCCAATGTAATATCACATATACGTACCCATAATTTAGTCGATTCCACATATACAAGATTATTTCCACTCATAATAATTCCATCGTATTCATATAATTCGACGTCATTTTCTATTATAGAATGTTCGATGAATCCTGTGCAGTCGCATAAATTATGTAAAATTGGTTTTTGTATAAAACCAGTTGGATATGCCAGTTTATAATTGGTTATTTCGCCCGATCTTGGTTCCACACCATTTAAATCGCATAAAATACGCGAATTCCATTCAGCATCAAATTCAATATCTCCATCTTGTTCGGCATAATCGGCAAAAATACCACTTCGATTATATATTTTATGTTTTGTAGTAGTTATACATATCAATTCATCTACATCTTCATATTCTGCATAAGAATCACAACATATATCGCTAACACGTTTCGCTTTATTTGTATTATTATTAGTAAATATCATATGACTACCGGTTGCCCATGTACCATTTACATTATAGACACGTCCAGTTTTAGTAGGAATCAAGAATTTCATTTTACCAATGACCCGTTGTTGTGGATAAATTGGACTACCTAATTCCAATGATTCCATTGTGCATATCTGGCCTGTTTCATCTATTTGCACGAGTGTTCCTGGTTTAAAACATATAACACATATAGGACATGCTACAAATCCTACAAATGGAATAGGACATAATAAACACATTGCTGCTATAAATGCTGTCAGAAATCCAAATATCATTAAAAATAATAAAAATACAGGCATAGGACCGCCTAAAAAGCTTTTAAATGTCATACGCAATGTTTCCATATAATAATATATCAATTGGAAAATCGCATACTGTTTCTTAAGTAGATTCCTAAATTTTTCTTGATAGAATTGTATTGCTGCAACCGAATTAACAAGACGCTCCATAACTTGTTCTATCATTCGCCGAAACATTTCACGTAATACGGATGCCATTTTACGCATTTGATTTAAATTGAAAATGAAATCAGCGATAAAATTCGTTAGCATTTTAAACATTTTTCTAAAGGGTGAAAATAAAATATTTAGAAACCGCATACTAATATGCTGCATACAGTATTTAAAATTTCCTGCTGTTCCTGAGAAAAAATCATCGCCAGAAAATAAACCGGCAACAGGAATTATATAGGGTTGACATCGATATTTATGCCAATTTTTTGTAATTAGTGCGTATTGGTCTTTTATTAATTGAAAACTATAAATCGATATAAATATGATGAAATAACATATAATTTGAAACAATGAACCTTTATTTTTAAATATGTGTATTGCTATTCTTTTAATGATATCGATTATTTCGGAAAACCCCATACACCCACATATATATTATATATGATATCAAAATATTATGCGAAACTCATCAACATATATCATAATCTACTTTAATTTTAATGTCGGTATCGTATTATCATTATTGTGGATAATATACGTTATATACTGACTCGCACAAGCATACATAACATTCCAATTTCCTACTAATGCTGCATCACAGTGATATATATTGGGGGGTGTATATATTGCACAATTGGCAGGTATTTGAAATGCTGTTGCGTACAAATTATTATCGATAATAGCACCCAAAATATAGTAGCCACTGGATGATGTATCAACGGGTATATGAATATGTGGCGTATTATGCTTTTCCATGTAAAATCCGTCTCCCAATCCGGGTTGTAGTAAATAATCTTTAACATAATCACAACCAATTGTCATATTGAATAACGGCATTGGAGAATTATTATCTAATGTAAAATAGGGATTTTCCTGTGTAATAAACTTTGCGCCATAATAGGATAAATTTGTCGAATTACATTCAGCAATAGGAATCGATATTTGTTCAATTTTTTTTTTGGTGTATAGTACACGGTTTGAACCTAAAATATTATTATCTACATTATTTTTAGAATTTAGTTCTGTTTCTATGATAGGAATACAGCATTGGGGTGGAATAGTTATATTTTCAGAACTAATATCGTTATTATAATTCTCGTTGTCGTTGTCGCAATTAACAACTAATAGAGTAGTATTGAATAACATACGAGATGAATACGGTGGAATAATCGCAATACAATGATTCGTTTTCATAAAAGCGTTTTCAGTTTCACCTTTTCGATGTATCATAAGTTGTGGTATTGAAATATAACTTGCCATTTATATTATAGACAGACACAATCAATATATTCTTACAGATAGTATTATTATAAAAATCGGTAAAAATATATAATATTCAATCTTGATAATTAGGAATTGAAATTTTATAGATGCACTTACTAATATTTATAAACCACCTCAATATGTAGGTTTATATTTCTTTATTTGTTTTATCGACTACCCGTTGCTTCTGTTCGGTTGCTTTTATTGCTTCTATTGCTTCTATTGCTTTTGTTGCTTCGGTTGCTTCGGTTGCTTCTATTGCTTTTGCTGCTTTTGCTACTTCGGCTACTGTGACTTACTTTTTCTGCTTCCAGTTGTTCATTATGTTTAATTTGCATAAACACGGATGCAATTCGTGCTTTTACCTCATCTATAAATCGTCTTGTGTGTGATGGTGTAAAATTTTTAAATGATACTAATAATCGAGATATATCATCGATGAAATCGTTTCTTATATCAGGACTTTCTCTCATTCGTGTATTAAATGAATGTAAAGCATTTAGTCTATCTGAACGATCGAAACTATTCAATAATATAATTACTACTATACACCATACAGCACACCGTCCAACATCATTGACTGATTTTACAGGCGTCATACTAAAATCAACTTCAAAAGGTTCATCAAAAATAATATATTTTTGATAGTCGTATTTTAAAGCATTCGTTCTACCATTTGGATCATACACATAAAATGTGGTTTGTCCATTCGCTTGAGTTTCTCTATAAATAAAAATAGCGTGACATTGAGTAACACCTGCATTGATGGTGCTCATGTAAAATCCGTCTTTATTTTCTATACGTTTTGATGTACGCATATTTATATTTTTTCCATTCGCTTTAACTTGTGCACGAATATTTAATTCAGGAATTTTTAAAAGATTTGTCTCTAAATAGACTACTGTCGATTGAATTGCTTGTTCAGTAGGATCAGCCATATATATATATATCACAAATTAAATATGCAATTATCTTATAATTTTGAAATTATAAAATTCGAAAAAATGTTTTAACTTTTGAAGATATTTGAAAAGAAAAAGTTAAAACATTTATTTTTAACCCTTACCGCGTTGCATCTAATATTTACCAATCAATATTTATAAATATGGTGATTTTAAGTGCTTTATCACATGTAGAATAAGCACAAAAACGCTTGAAGGGTTAAGAAGGTGGATCACTCATTCCCATTAATTGCATTTCGATTCCTTCTTCGTGTCGATTGTTTTGCCGCCGACGTTGAATAAATAACATAATGCCAGCAACAAGCAATCCAACGACTAAAGCTGTTCCTACTATGACAGCAACAATTGTTGATATTGGAATGGATGTATCGGATATATATGGAGATGGATATCCTGCTTCAACAGCAGCGGAGACGGCCATGCGATCGTACAAACAAACAGATTCGGATGGATTATTTCTTGACATTGTGCATCGCACCTGGTCATTTGTCGTGTCACAATTGAACACTTTTTGAGAAGTCGTATCGCAATCAGGATCCCATGCACCACATGCACAATCACAACCGTCGTTGGAACCATAAAAAAGAGGATTACATGTCCAGGTTGTAGGAACAACACTATGGATATATGTCTTGCTATAGTTGCCCCAAGGAGCACCGTCAACATCTGTTTCATTGGAGAAGAAGAATTGAGGGTGATGCACGGCAATTCCCGCTTGAACTTGAAGCAACTTGCGGTCGCTTAATACTTGATAGCGCAATTCACATACAGGAACATTCTGTGATCCAGGAATGCAAATGTCATCATTATTTGGACAATCTAAAGCCACGGCCTCGAATGGATTGCAATCAGGGTCAAAACTACCACACCTGCACTGACATCCATCACCTTTACCATATTGTTCGGGCTTACAAGTCCAAGTTATTGGTATTTCTGCTACATTTGTCAAACTAAATTCGGAAGCGGTTCGAACCCCCAGAACTCGAAATAGATAGGTCGAGTAAGCACATGTAAACGTCCAGCATACATTGTTTCTACCATTACGAGGAGCCCAGGATCCGGAGGAAGGATTACACGTAATAGATGTAAGTCCTCCGGCTATCAACCCATATTGAGCTGTGTTCCATCCTGCTCCAACCAAAGCCGCTATGGTGGAGCGTTCCTGTTGAGCGTTTGCTGACCTGGCAACACCACCCTGCATTTCACCAACAAACCAAGATGAACATCTATAAACACCTCCTGGATTTTTTGATTCGTCTCGTAATGTTCCTCCGTTGCCATTTTCATAACCAATGTCGTTCCACTGTGTAAAAGGTGTCCTACTACCACAGTTCCCGGCTTGGGAACAAGAATAATCCATTTGAACCCATGTATGAAAAGGAATAGATGTAGAACGACAAATCTTGGCTGATTCCGTCAAACTGATAAACATAAATAAAAGTGGTAAGACACTAATGAGATGTGTGATTTTTATTTTACAATACATTGTTTCTAAAGATATATTATAATATATTAATATATATTCTTATATTACACCGACAGTACTAAAGCAAAGAAAATGAGACAAACTTTCTATAAAATAAAAATGATTCCCAACTATGTTTTTCGAGATAATTTGTCATCTCGATTACAAATATTACTTTAACCCCAAACGATAGTTAAAAGAACTTGTTGAATACAATATGATGAAATGGAAGATAACGACGCATTTATATTTTCTACTTATCAATTAAATATATTCTTACGCTAAGATATACAATGCCATCTATTGATGAAATAAGTATCTTAAATAAGATAAATAGAACATATGAAGAAGGGAATCGAACTGGTTTAGATTTATCATACAATGGCAATGAAGTTATCGAACGTATATTTTTCTTATATTTGATGCGTAAATATAAATCATTTTCGTGTATTTATTTATTAAATAAATTACCTATTACCATTTATGCCGGATTTAAAGATGATGATACACGCAACAATTATGATAATATTCACACATTAATTCATTCATGTATTTCGAATACCAATGTAGAGGTTGTTGTATTTCCTGTAACAATTATTATGCCAGAAGAGTTGGAAACGATTGCTCACGCAAATCTACTTATATACCGCAAAAAATATAATTCAATTGAACAATTCGAACCAAATGGTTCAAGTGCAATATTGGATGTAGGCGAAAAAATAGAGTATGTTTTTAAAAAGATAGCTAATAAATTCCCGTTATTAACATTTGTTCAATCTGGACAAGTATGTCCATACACGTATGGATTACAAGCAATTGAAGGATTATCAGATTTATACCACGAACCCGAAAAATATGGAGGTGGATATTGTGTGCTATGGTCCGTTTTTTTCACAGAATTAATATTTAAAAAACCAAATGTAACGAGTCGAGAAATTTTAGACATTTTTTTCAAAAAATTATCAAAGATGACGATGATACAACGTGGAAATTATTTACGTAAAATTATGCACGGTTATGTTGTTTTATTAAAAAGACAATTGAACCAATTTTTTACATTTATTATCGATAATTTTGAAGATATTAGTGTTAAAAACGTATATACTAAAGAAACATTGCGTATTATGCATACACTTATCAATTTAGAAATAGAGGGTGTGTATTTGAATGAAAGTGAAATTATAACAAAAATAAACCGTGTTGAAAAAGATACACGCGATAAAATTTCTTATTATGAAAGTATGAATTTTTTTCAACGATGGATGGCGAATGTTGATATTGATGTAATCGTTGCCAACTTGAAAATTGACTTATTTGTATATCAACGATATTTTCAGTATTATAAGCGTATTTCAGTTATACAACCTTCGATATCAAAATCAAGGACACGACCAAAACCAAGACCGAGTCAACATATAGTTCAAAACCGCAAACAATCAAAGAAACGTGCTAATGTATTGACTAAATAAAATAAATGTAACCTTTATTGGTATAATGTGCTATATAATTCATTAACTAATACAATTTATAACTATTTTCTTATTTATAAATTGTAAAATAAAATATAAGGGTTAAAATATTTTCAATCCATTTTTAACTAATTCGTGTTCATTGGCTTTTCGCACCCAAATATCATTTATAAATCTATAGTCCGGTTTCGATTGTTTACCACAATCCCCATTATAGCATTCAACATCCTTTAATGAATCTACATCATAATACCTATTTCCTAATCTACGTATACCAATTGGCATTTCACATATACCTTCATTACAACCACCAAACGTATTCGTATAGTTTTTATTTGATTTGAAAAAAGGACATTCTTTGTTAGTTCTACACGTTTTATCCCAAACGCCTCGTGTTTTTTTACCGAAATTTGTATCATAATCTAATTCGCATTCTACTTGGGTACTACCGGTACTTCCATAACATAAATATTCGTTTGGTTTATCCGGATTTTTGATACGTGTATCATTTGGACTTGTCATTTGTTGTCTATCTAAATACGATTTCACTTGTGATTCAACACTTTTTTTAGATATAGACAACGATGGTAAAATAACATCATCAGTGCGTATTCCTTTAACTACAATATCAATGATTGATTTCGAATCAGCTAATATTAATGTCTGATAAATATATGCTTTATTTTTCAACATGAATTCAATAATAAATTCCCATCGTTTTATATGAGGAATTTGTGTATGTTTAAATATTCGCATAACAATTTTATTTTTAACAATAATACGACACGATTGGTAATTAGAACACATGATTGATTTATTTATGTTAGGATTATTAAATAAATCATAATAGATACCATTATGCAGTATAACCATAACATTTTCAACAACCGCGTTGAATTCATCATCATTTGGAATCGTATCCGTGGATGTTAATTCTATATAATTTGAGTCATCTTGTTTTTTACTTTTATCAATAAATTGTCGCAATATATGTTCAAAATTTTCAGGTGTATATGTAGTCGATGGTGTAGTTGAATCTATGCGATATTCGATTGTATTATCTATAGGTGAATATATAAATTCATTGGATGGATGTAGTGTGAAGTATTCTTTAGAACGATGTGGATATGGATACATTATGTGTAAAAAACAAATGATGAGTAATAAAATTAAAATAATACTAATTATCGGAGCATACATATAAACTATTCTGGTATTTTAAAATCTATTATTAAATTATATTTGCTTCTATTTGCATATACAATTTAATATTATTTGTTATGTTAAAAATTAATTGAAATCGTATATTTCAGTTATCTCTATCGTATAAGGTGGTATTGTATCATTGTGAATCATTCCGGCAAAAACATCAGTTAAACGCAATAAACATTCTTTTACTTCTATTATATTCTCAAATTCTATTTGAGATAAAGGTGTCTCATTCGGCTCGATTATCTTGTTCGAACTAGATATGTCATCTATCGATTCGTTGTATATTTCAACCGTTATTATAAACAATTTCAATTTAGGTGTTATTAATACAAATCTATTGCTACCCGTGTTAGTATTACTGCGTCTACTACGTTTGCTACTACTGCTGCGGCTGCTGCGGCTGCTGCGACTACCATCATAACTCGAACTTGATTTTTTAGATGGACTTAAACTACTTCCACCATATGCACTAACGGGTAGTCTGACATCGGTAGTTAATTTCAATTGTTTAGATGATATCCGGTCTGATTGTTGATAATATCGAATAACCATGGATTGAACATTATATACAAATGACGAAATTTTTTCCAATGCATCTTTAACTTTCACATCTGGCCCAATTAACTTCCCTAATTGTTTCAACATATACATATTTCCCAAATTGAACATTTCCGATTGATTATTAGTAGGATTAGGTGATGAATATTCATTATCCATATATAATGGATTATACCTGAATGATTTAAATAAGTTTATTAAATTATAAACATTTTCAAAATCGATTGATTTTTTAATGATAAATGACTGGTTTCTATCGGGTATTGTTTTAAATGGAATAAGTGAATAATATACATTAGGAGTTGCTGGAACAAGTGTTTGTGTTTGTAGTTGTGTGGTATAACTGGTTTGAAGCATTTCTTTGTATTCGGGTATTTTACAAAATTGTTCATCGATATATGCAGAAGCTATCTCACCACATGTGCAGATATCTGTTGTAAAATTTATATATAATTTTTCTAGGTTATATTCATCTGGCTGATTTATAATCTCAATACGGCGTTCTATAGATTCGTGAATTGAGTTGGTGGAATCAATAATATTTAATGGTATAGAATCTAATGACGATAGTAAACCATTATTTTCGTTTATATTTTCTTCACGATTTGATGTTCTTGCGCGAATGGAACCTTTTCTGCGTTTTGAACTTGAACTTGATCTAGATCTTGACCTTGAACTACTGCTTTTACTTTTACTTGAACTAATGCTTTTATTTTCACTTGAACTAATGCTTTTATTTTCACTTGGATTCATTGTAGAAGGTAATTCAACACTATCTAAAATTTTAGTTATATTGGCTGGGAACAATGATACAGCAATTTTTTTAGCAGTAATGAATGATGGTAAATATATTTCTTTTAAATATAATTGTAAAATTTGATTCATAGCAGGATTAATATGTTTTTCTAATATAGTATTTAATGGTTCATATGATACTAAATCGTGTGTATCTAATATATAATCACAGTCTTTTCTTGTTATATATATCAAATGAACAGTACGGATAAAATCCGTTTGTTCATAAAATCGTGATGTAGAATCTAAAAATTGTTTCGCAATTATTAGACGACTTTTCCAATTAAATTCACTAAAAAATTTCTTTATTAATGATAATGATAATACATATTCTGAATTCAAAATATATGATGATTTAAATTTAAATTTATCAATTTTACCTCCTGCTCCTCCTTGTTGAACTTCTAAATTTTTATTCCCTGATACCTTGAGTAGTTTATTAATAATCGCATAAGCGATTAAATGTTGTTTTAAATTTACATTTTTATTGAAATCGATGTCAGCATCTAAAAATTCGTAAATTTTATCTTTATATTCACTATCTGTAAACGCTTCCACTAAATTTAATGTAGTTATTGTGCATAAAGCACTTTTTTCATTCAAATTGCGACGAATTGTATGAATATCTTTATTACATTGTTTTGTTTCAAAATTTGATATTTTAATAGATAAGTCTGCATTTACAGCATCAAATTCTATTATTTTATTACCCAATTCTGATACAAAACCTTGTATTGATAATGGAACGGTTGTATTAGTAATACCATATGTAAAAATAAACGTATTCATATCATTTATAATATTGTCTGTTTTTGATGTATCTATTGATAATTTAATTAAATCTGTTATATCAACATTTATATCTTGTTCAGGTATGACGACTTTCGATGATTCAATTTCTATATTTATTTCTTGTGTTTGTTGAGTTGTTTCTAACAAAGATTTATCAACATAATTATTATTGTATTGTGATACACACGGAATTTTATTAATATTAATTAATGTTTCAGTGGGTTGTAATTTTTTTTGTATATGTTCTATTATTCGACGAATAATTGTATTTATATTATTTATAAAAATTGTATCAGTAGAGTTAGTCGCATTACTAATCGATTCTTTTATTTCTGATATATAGTTTAAACGTTCATCGTCAATGTTCGATAAAAATTTGTCAATATTTTTAAAAACACTTCCATATACAGATGTTGCAATAATCTTAATTGAATTTAAAATATGTGTACACATTAAATTGATAGAAATTGTAATACCCTTTCTATATCTTTGTGGCAAATTTGGATCATTTACTGTATAATCTTTTAATGACGGTAATGTTATATCACCATCAAATATAAGTTTGTATAATAATACTCCATAATTTGCTTCCATGCTATCACCTTTTAATAAATTCATCATTGTTTCTAATATTAATTGAAAATATTTATATGTAAGTATATCTGGTTCCAGAATCGAACTCTGTCCAATTTTGACAATTTCACTAAAATATTTGTCTAATTTATCATTTATTTT